CAGCTTGCAAATGCGGTTGTCAAGAAAGAACGCAATTTTGCGGGTGGAATATGGGACATAGTCTCTATCTTAAAGGTCACAATGGAAATCTATCACATCTGGATACTACCGTCTCGGACGAGATTATCAGAAAGAGAAATGTGACAAAGATCAAAAATGGCCACACGTCATCGTGGTCAAAAGGTTTAACCAAAGAGAACAATCAGTCATTACAACAAGCGGCCTCAAAAAGCTCAAAAACAAAACGTCGAAAATTTGCTCTGGGTGAAATACAAGCTTGGTCAAAGGGCTTGACAAAAGAAAATGATTCTCGTTTGACTTTACAAGCGGCAAAATCTCGGGATGCTTATGCTGCAGGAGAACACATTCCGTGGGCCAAAGGGTTATCCAAAGAAACAGACGAACGGGTGGCTGAGATGGCTCGTAACGTCAAAAAAAGTATGAATGAAAAATCTCGAAGAAAAAGACTGGATGGGTTGAAGCGTTTGTCATCAGAGGAAGTATCTCGCAGGCTTGAAACCGGTGTCTCCCTGTTCGATTTAATTAGTGATATTACTGATTACACACGTGATAGGCACACAAACATGAAGTTCAAATGTAAGAACTGTGGGCTTGTCCAAACCAAAAGTCTAATTCAGGCACTTTCTAATAAATGTGATAGTTGTACTCCCCCGACATCGGCTGGTCATGCCGCATTGGCCAGGTGGTTGCAAGAAATTACAGAAGGTGTTCTTGTTTGTGATCGATCAACAATATCTCCTTATGAGCTTGACATTGTGCTACCAGAACAACACATCGCCATAGAATACAACGGCCTCTACTTTCACTCCAGCGAATTCAAGGACAAAGACTATCACACTATGAAAACCAGGATGGCTAAAGATGTGGGGTATCGATTGATCCACGTCTTTGAAGACGAGTGGCTACAACGACCCGAGATTGTTAAGTCTTCTTTGTTGCACGCAATTGGAAAAAGTCCTAGGACTATATTTGCTCGAAAGTGTTCTCTTTCTGTAGTTAACAGCACCCAAAAACGCGATTTCTTTGAAGCCAATCATATGGACGGCAATGCTGGTTCATCAATTGCATGGGGACTATTTTGTCAAGACGAAATGGTGGCATGCCTATCATTACGACGACCGATGCATAAAAAATATCGTGGATCTTTGGAAATCTGCAGATTTGCCACTCTCAATGGTATGCACGTGACAGGTGGGTTAGGAAAGCTAATAGCCCAGGCTCGAAGACATTGTAAAATTGTCGGATGTTCAAGACTAATAACTTATGTTGATACCCGCCTGGGAAATGGTGAAGGTTATCGAGCTGTTGGATTTAAAGATGTCGAAACAACAATCAATCGATTTTGGTGGACAGACGGAAAAAATAGAATTGATAGATTCAAAGTTCGAGCCGATCGAGAAGCCGGACTGACTGAACAGCAGGTTGCTGAACAGCACGGCGTTGTCAAAATTTGGGGTTGTCCAAATCTGATACTGGAAATGAAACTATAATTATTGAATTCTTTTCAAAATCTTTGCTGTAAAGACTGCGCCGTCTCTTCCGATCAGCTTGATTTCATCATTACCGTTGCCAAAGTCAACTTTCATACCGCCATTTTTGGAAGAGAAAATTGCGTCTTTGATCAAACTTGACATACTGCTTTCATTCAAGCTATAATCCGGATCAAGTCTATCTTCAATCAATGCCAGCACTTCATTGTCTGTTTTTGACTTTGGGTTTGGCAACATTTTGTGCCAGTAAGCCAACTGTGACTCTGACGCATTTTCAACTTGCTCAATGTCAGGATACTGCATTGACTCTTCAAACAGAAGGGCTGATTCTGATATTATCTTTTTCAATTGTCTTCGAGTAATTTTCATTACTATTTCCTCTTAGATATCGTTACTAACCACAAAGTCCAACGAGACAAACTCGATTGACTTGGTAGGTTGCAAGAAAATTCGACCGCGAATGGTATTGTTCTCCACATCAGCTTGTGTGGTGGTTGAAGCATCAATCTTGACCTTGAACCTGTTCAATCCGCCTTGTGACTGGATTGCTGACAGAATAGGTTGCACTCGAGCACTAAAGGCTGCCACAGTAGCTGCCTGGTTGGGCTCAAACAAGAATGTTCTGGCCACATCACGAACCTTGCGGCGGATATCAATCAGCAGACGCCGAACATTGACACGGTCTAGAGCACTGGCAGCAGCCAACAAAGTCTTCTGTCCGAAAACAACCAATCCGGCATTATCCTGCACGGCGTCGATAATCGGATTGACGTCAGCAGAATAAAGACTGTCACGGTTGGCAGCATTGAGAATCACGTGTGCTCCCACTGCACTTTTGAGTGCACCACGAGAAAAGCCAGCCGGTGCAAACCATGGGTGCCCAATGGAATCATTGAGGGCCATAGCGCCCAAAACCACTGCCGAAGCAGGTGCCTTGACATTGGTTTTCTTAGCCTCGTCTTGGATGATAACATCTGGGAAGTAAGCTGCCACGAATGAACTATCCAGACCACGTGACTGAAATGCTGCCACTGTGTTGGTAACACTAATCACTTGTGCCGACGAAGTGACGTAAGAATTGACCTCATCCTTCTCTTCAATGTCCATCAAGTAAAGAGCATCAAATCTGCGCTCGACAGCTTCCAAAGCATAATCTGTCACTGACGGATGTCGCAGACCAGGAATTGCCAACAGTTGAATATCTACATCCTGCTTAAGCTCCATCACATCGATAGCTTTTCGAAAGGATGCTACTGTTGGACCACTCTTTCCGAACTGCAGTGTATCATCATCCATCTCTCTACGTGCAGCAGCATCGCTGAACTGCGACTTGCTGGTATCGAAAATGTTGACGCCATCATAACCACCCTGTAACGGGAAGGAGAATCGCAAGTATTTTTTGGTCGGATTGTCTGAGAAATCCTTAGTCGGATCCAAGAACCTGACGTTTGTTCTTGCTGTATCAGTGTTATCAGTTAGAGATGCAGCTTGTGTGCCATTTCTTCGATATTGAGCTGCAGCCCACTGTCTTGAATCCGGACGGTCGTTAGAACCTGTGATAACCTGCACTCTCTCCAAAGAAAAGAAGCTATTGTTAAATCTGTCGGCATCCAACACACAACCACCGATGTCAGGTGTTCCGGCGTTGTCGCCTACCAAAGGATTCTGCCAGTCGGTGTGGAACTTCGGGAAATACTTTGTAAATGACAACAAAGAACTATCCAACTTATCATTGCTGTTTGGTTGCGCGAGACTTGTCCTGACCTCGAACTGGGTGCCCCAAGTCAGGTTATCAACCACGGACCGTTTTTGTCCAGCGCCGGTATGAAGTGTAGATCGCATCGGAACCGGTGGCTGTACCACACGACCCAGAACATCAGCTGCGATGCTGGATGATACTGAACCCAATAGCGTTGCAAAGCTTCCTGTCAAGATAGATCCGGCGCCAGAAACCGATGTTCCCGAGGTGACTAAGTGATAGAGACCCCGGAAACCGGTTGGCAACGCCGTCGCATCCAGCCGACCATTCTTCAGGTCGCCGCTTAGCGAAACACGGACCAGATTGGAAACATTTGAATAGTCTCCCTCAACAACGATTTTTTGTCCGCCCACTGCTGCATCAAAATCGAAGTAAGTTCTCTGGTCTCCAATTCTCTTGGCGATGTAATTATCATTTGTAGGATCTAAGCTAAGACCCGAGAATGATTCCAAGACCTGTGGATTACGGTCGGTGTCATCAAACTTTCTAACCTGCACATCGAAAGAACCGTAACGATTGTTAGCCTGTGTCGAAGCTGCAATGTTAGAAACCGTGATCTTGACTTCGCCAGAACCAATAATTCCATCTGACAAGGCGTGGAACTTAAACAGATCCTTGTTGGAGCCACCAAACTTCTGGGAAACCACAAACGGACTAAATGCTGACTCGAATCGATCTTCGAAATTCTCAAAGCTTGGGACACCAATTGTTGTTGATGTTGCAGAGCCCGAGCTTCTCGCTAAAGATGAAGTCAGTAACATCGCGCAGGGTTCAAGATTAGAAAACCAGACCGTGGTATTGGTAATTCCGGAACCGGTAATTACCGCCAGAGCAGGATAAACATCGTAATGTGTATAGAGATAATGTCCTGCATCTTCGACCTTTGTTGGATCGGTATTAAAGACATTGACGAAGTAATTGGACACACCCGGATCAAATGATGCAGTGATGACATTTTTGTATGTTGCACTATTTTTTAGACCGTTCAAGAGAAGAACAAACTCCTGCTTAGACGATCCGATATTGACATGTCCAATGTTTCCGCCGGCATTAGCACCAGCACCGTAGTTGGCAAACGCAGCCGAATTGGTTGCCGGTGTCATATTTCCAGCCGAATCCAGTGAGTGGCTAAGACCCAGAACGACACCAGAAGGAGCCATCAATACGCCACGAAGGATGGGATGTGCTGCAGTTCCGTTTTGAATGCCAGCTTCGCTCAAGTATGTAGATCCGTTCGACTCTGACATCAAAGCAGCAAGAATATATGTTCTGCCCAACACGCCGGGCGTCGATGCTGTTGAACCAGCCAGTTCATTGGCACCAACATAACCGTTGTCTTGAACCAGTTGCTGACCTACCACGAAACCCGCGTTGGTCACTTTTCCTTGGTTATCCCCCGCAGTTGTTCTGGTTTGACCGTTACCTACACCGAGAACTCGAACGAACGTTCCGGCGTTGGCCTGACGCATCCACTCCCGCATAGCCATTGGTCCAAACTTGACTCCGTCACTGTTTCCAAAGACAGAAATGAAGTCTTGGAAGGTCGCTACAGTCACGGGAACAAAAGCCGGTCCTCTAACCGACGTTCCGATCACACCAGCCGGGACACCACTTGGGCCGACCTGTGTTGGACCTGACAGATCGATCTCAGTCGCGATAACACCCGGACTTACTGGGAATGTGAAATTTGCCATTTTTTCTCCTGCTACCTCTCTACTTATGTATTACTCGAAACTTACGCCACTATTGGTGACGATAAAGTCAACCGAGATAAACTCTATTGCCCGGGTCGGAACGACCTGAATTTGACCCTTGAGTCTGTTCTGTTCGATCAGTGACTCCGGGTTGTTGGAATCGTCACAAATAACTCGGAACTTTTCGATACCTTGTCGTGCCTGCACAAAAGTTAGTTCTTGAATTGCCTGCGCCGTAAATCTGGCCCGGACTTCTGCTGTGTTCTCCTCAAATGTCAGTTTCTTGGCAATGGAAACAATGCGTCGTTTGATATCAAGCATCATTCTACGAGCATTAATTCTGTTAAGTGCCGATTGCGCCACTTGTAGGGTTTTCTGTCCGAAAATAACGAATCCTGCTCGTGGGAAGGTTGCGATCGGATTGATCTTGGCATCATAAAGTGCATCACGGTCATTTGCCGACAGACGATTCTCAACGTTGGTAACAAAGTCGAGTGAAGCACGATTGAAACCAGCTGGTGCAAACCAAACCTGTTGTGTTCTGTCGTTAAAGCCAAGGGCACCCATTGCTGCAACTGACGGAGGAACTTGAACGGCACGATTATTGACAGTGTCCGTAATGGTTACATCTGGGAAGTATGTAGCGACATAATTGTTGTCAATTGCACGTCCCTCAAACTGCTCAATTGTCTTTGTCACGTCAGAGCGAGCTAATGAATCATCATATAGCCGATTTGAACTCTTGTCGTATTCGACCGGATCCATTACATAAAGTGCCATACCGTAGTCTTTGACGGCGGCTGCTGCGTGATCAGTCACAAACGGCTCTCTGGCACCCGGAATGGCCAATAGATTAATCCTCGAAGTTGTTGGATCAGTGATGATACTGATTGCGGCATTCAGAGAATTGATGTTGTTGTTGAAGCGACCCTCTCCCGATTGATTCAAGGAGCTGACCAGTGCAAGACCATTATTGGGTGAGCCAGTCACAGCCTTGCCGCCTGTGTCAGACGACAAAGACCGGTCATTGAAGTAACTCTGGTCCTCATCCAAAATATTGACTCCGTCGAAGCCTCCATAGAAAATATTGGTGAACTTATGGAAATCGGTGAAGCGATTAAATAATGCTGACGAAGTAGCAATCAAAGATGCCATCGTGATACGATTGGCTAAAACACCGTCTGTTACCGTATATGTCGATGCATTAGGTCGTCCGTTTCTGACATACGCCGCTTGGAGCATATGCTCTCCAGCAGAGCTGGTCACTTGGGCTGTTACGTCTGACAGCTGCGAAGCTGCGTTGTAAAGAGCCACACGAGCCAGCGTGAACTTGTTATCATTGAAGAAGTCGGCGCCGGATCCCGTGACCAAGCTATCCATCTTTTCAATGCCCTGAAACTTGGTGTAAGACCGAACCAGTGGGTTGATACCTGCACCATCGTTCGATTTCAGAACAGCATTCTCAGTGCTTGGAGACGTGTTGTTACTGGATGAAACAGGAAGAGGATCGGTCTTGACACCCCAATAAAGTCGTCCATCAACTCTCTCTGACGCACCTGGATCTCCAAGATATCCCGGTGATGTTCCATTTACAGCACCTCTCGTGCATTTGACACGATATGGAAGGGGTGGAACGATAGAACCAGTCGATGACAAAATAGCAGAATCAGCCTGGAACAAACCCAGACGCCCAAGAACAACTGAGCCAAGAACTTCACCGTTTTGTCCCGTGAGAGCTGTCGTGGTATCTGTTAGCGTGTCAGTTGTTTTAAGGACAGGAACTCCTCGAAAACCAAATGGCAATGCTGTCTTGGGAACCAACGCAAGTTCAACATTCTCGTTCATCACAACTCGAACCCGTTGTGAAACATTGGGATACTTGCCGGTCACTACCAGTCTGCGATCGTCTTGTGACTCCTGATCCCAATCAAAACGAACTTTCTTGTCGCCGATCAAGCGTGCCACATAACGATCAGATGTCGGGTCAAGTGAGCAATTTGGATATCTCTCAATAACCGCAGAGTTTAGATCGCTGTCATCGAAAGCTCTAACCTGAACTTCAAATAAACCATAGGGTTGTTTCTCGTTGGTGCTAGCCTTGAGACCAGCAATCGAGATCTTGAACTTCTCGTTAGCGTAAGCTCCGTCGGTAATTGTCTCAAAGTGAAAGAGATCAAATTCTGCTGCGCCGAAAGGTTGCGAGATAAAAGATGTCGTTCTTGGTGTTGTGTATCGTGTATCATACCGACCAAACAAATTGAGGAACGAAATAGCACCAGCTGTAGTGTTGTCAGAACCCGATACAATTGCTACAGTCGGAACAGTTGTCGAAATCACTGGTGCCAAATCGTGCTCGACTGCAAAATCCAGATACAGGAGATGCTCTTCTGCCTGAAAGCGCAATGGATCGGTGTTGAGAATCTTAGAAATGTAGTTACCGTCAGCAGGATCCAAAGAAGCGGTCAAAATCCGAATACCGGCCTGATTTTCGTGGTAGCTCCAAGCTTTTCCGGAAGAAGAACTAATGATTAGTTTGAAATACTTTGTCTGTGTCAGCGGGCTGGAAGCAATAACACCGACTTTGGCTGCATTAAATCCCGTTGTAAGACCAGCATAGGAACCTGTGTTATCCATAGCCATCAAACGGGTGCCCGTTGCCATCAAAATAACACCGCGGACCAAGTGCATCGCTGATGCATCTGTGATGCTGCTGTTATCAGTAAAGATTGGAAAGCCGTTAGTTTCATCGTTATCGACGGCATTGTGCTTAGCAACGATTAGTTGAACATATCCTTGATTACCTGGCAAACTCGGATCAGATGATGCCGCGCCCACAATTCTAAACCCTGCATTTTGCACTGCGCCTGTTGAACGCGTGGTAGAAATCTGTGCAGTTGTTTCGTTGGCACCAGCACCCAGAACTCTGACATATGTTAGGGCGGTGCGATTGGCCAACCATTCCTTAACAGCATAGGGACCAAAGCGTCGGGAATCAAGATTTCCAAATTTTGTTTGGAAGTCCTCAAAAGAACCAACAGTAACCGGAACGAATGCTGGACCTTTCTCAGAAGTACCAACAACGCCAGCCGGGATGCCCGATGAAGCTACTTGGACACCTGAGATGTCGATTTCCTGGTCAAAGAACCCGGGTGATCTGAATGTTTGCTCGGCCATATTTTCTCCTGTGTTTTCACTATCTCGGCTTAAGTATCTTGACAAATTTGAAATGAGTCGAGTTTGATGTCTAAAGAATTTCTCGATAAACGGTCTCACCACGGCGATTTGTTCGAGTTTTCACAACGCTTATTTTCTGCGACATCTTGCCTGTGAATGGGTCTGTTATCGACTCTACGGTTCTTTCATAAATATCATTCACTGCGCCACCCAACATTGCGGTGTCATCTTGTGTGGCATCTTGTAGTCCCAAATTTCTCGAATCAGCACGTGCAATCGTTTCTTGCCCTGCGATAGCTTGCCCGGGTAATGGTGCAAAGATATGTCGAGAATCATCCAGAACATATGCATCTGGATCTCCACTCGGAATTCCAACTGTGACGGTATCTACAATTTGAGCAGACGTCATATCCATTTCAAACGTTATTTGCGGACTTGATAAAATTGATTGAAGTCTATTTGGAGAACCACCATACGTCTCCCCAAGAAGATATCCCGGCACTTTCATCGTCAGAGAAGTTCGAATGATTCTCTCGTCATCGGTAAAGTCATCAAAGTTGTTACTAGGATCGAAAGCTGGGTCCATATAAGCTACAAATGTATAGCCCTTCGATGTTTCCAGTCTAAAAGTTCGTTGCGCATAATCCTGGGCATTAGTCATTATGGCCATCACGATATCATTCATTTGCATCACATATTGAGCCCAAATGGTTATCTCGTATGTAGCAGTTATGAATGCCGGTGGCGGCATTTCGATGACCTCATAAATGTTGTTTCCAAGATCTGCAGATAACAGGTCTCCGTGCCTTTTTTGGTCAGTTAGGTATGTAGCACTTCTTCTAGTGGTGATTCTACCGGGTTTCGCTCCTTGCAATGGGTCTCCAGAACCATCATTAAGAAAAGCCTCATCAGTTGCCAAATCATCAGAATTTTTGAGTCCGGCCTTGTTAAGCAAACGCTGATACCTCGGATCTTTTTTTGACAACTTCTTTTTGATGATATGTGGAACGGTTGTGTTTGAAGACAGACCCATCGTATTGTCCATTAACAATGACGATCTCATTATGGAAATGATGGGTAGTATTAGAGCATTTGCTTTGTCTCGCAATGGTTTTTTTCTGGCAATCAGCGCAAAACGCTCGCCAGCAGCAAAAACAATAGGAATTCTTTTCTGCTCGTCCTTGTAAATGTAGGTCAATGGCAAGTCGCGGTCAAACAACTCAAATAATGCTCTGTCAATGTCTTCAATCGAGCAGCTGGGAAGCTCTACGTTTGTATCTGTTGCATTCTCTCCCGTCGAAGGTAGGTTACCTTGTTTGACGGATTCTAGTTGCTCACGTACTGACATAACTTAGGTCTCATCGTAGAAAGAAGATCCAGCATTTGTCTCGTCACCCTTTGACGACACCTCGGCGGGACCTGATATTGGAGCATCCAGCACTCCTTTCTGTTGTAGCGCCCGAAGGTCGCCAGTTTCACCAAGTCGATTCTCCTCCTGACCGCGCTGTTGGACGAATGTTTCCTGTACGGCGGTGGGATCTGTGTATTCTTCAAATGTTGGACCAATCGGATCACGAGACATCTGACCCTTTCTGGCCTGTCTGCCTGTCAATTTGACTCCCATCACATGCTCAATCTGTCCATAAATCGATGCATCATACTGATGTTGAATTATCTCAAAAAAGCTGACATCATATGAGAAATAATCTCCTACCCGAGTTTCAATACCGCGATCCACTAAATCACGATAATGAAGATAAACTTCGATAGTATAGAACTCTTCTGCACCAAATCGATTGATTTTGTTGTCTGCCGGTTTGTAATTGACGCGCGCTTCAATCTCAACGGGTGGATCAAACACTTTGTCGGGTGCTTCTTCGTAAACATCGTGAACATCCATAATGTCAGAACGTACCCGATAGTAGTAAATCTTTTGTCCCACAACATCTTTAATCAACTCTTTGTTGATGTCGTTGATGTAGTCTATCTCTCTGGGTGTCAAGAATAATCTGGCCATCTTTTGTTATCCTATGAAAATGGCCCGGCCGTTGGGTATTGGAATACTTCGAAGCACCTTTTGTAGATTATCAATTACAGCGGCTTCAACCTCTAACAATTTTTCATATGTTGTTGATTCAAGCATCTCACGAAGGGACGTTGATAGCTTTTCTTTGTCTTCTCTTCCCTGAGACAGAAGCTCATTTCCGTTTAGAGTTAGATCTCCTCCTGGAATTGGAATTGAGGTGAATTTGCTTCGAATCAGTCCCAAAAGCTCCTTGCACAGAGCCAGACAATACTGACGCACCCATTGACGACCAATAGAGTTAATATGAGAGAATTGAATGTTTCCAAACGGAACATTAGACATATTCGACGTTCCGTAGATTGATGGATCGGCAATATCGGGATTTAGGGGGTCTGACGCAAATTGAACACGCATCCAGAGATTTTTCGGATCTGATTGTGTCGGGGTCGGATATATCCGAATGTTCTTTCCGACAATCTTGAAGGTGTAGTTAGAACGCCTGACGCGGCTGGAAAGATCCAACATTCCTCCACGAAGAAGATCTTCAAAAACCGGTAGCACATAGAAAACTGTCTCCGGTGTGAATGACTCGAATGAAAACTCGTTGTTCAAATAATTGACCGCTGATGACGCATCAAAGAACCGAAATGCAGCGTGAGGACTAAAATGAAAGACTTCCATAATCTTCATCTTACTACCCGTCTTGTTGTAACTACTGCTAAAAATCAAATTGCCGTCGTTGTCCTTCAGTGTTTCATAAATGTCATAATCTTGTTGTCCCTTAATCAGATCAATCGATCCCGATGCAGAGTTGTACGACCCACCAAGACCAGCCTCTGTTGCGTATGGTTCTGCTTTACGAAGAAAAAAGTCCAATGTTTCCCGAGAGAACTTTTGTTCAGCACCTTCGAGGGTTCCTGTTGCAATTCCCAAAAAGTTGGTTAACTGGCTTTTAGCTTGATACTCGTTGATGATTTTTCCATATTCAAACAAAGACTCCTCGAAGCAAGCCCAAATCATCTTCTTGGTCAGCTCAACGCTAAGAATGTCGTCTCCCAGCTTTCTCTTGACAAAGACAACCATTCCGTCGGCTTCTGTTTGAAACTCGGTATCGGCATCAAAGATACCAAATGCTGTCGGATTTAGAGTATTAAGAAAACTAGTCATTGCAACCCCTGCCCTAAATATCAAGGTGGGGTCGTCGATGACTCAAAGAAATTTTTGAATGAGAAGAGCCGCTGCCATTAGAAACTGAATGACTGTGAATACTGTAACTGCCCGTGTCTTAAAACTGTCGTGGTCGCTGACCTTATCAACAAGCACTTTCATCTGCGTCGGAGAAAAAGCCTCATCGACCTTTTCTTTCCACACCCGCAATTCATTGACCTTTGACTCACGAAGCTCCAAGCGATGGATCGCATCACGGAGTTTCTGCATTTCTGTTGACAATGACTCAATTCCTGACGCTAGGGTTTCCAGTTCTTTCAAAACTAACTTCGAATATTCATTCCAACCGCTTTGATCTTTGGGAGTTTCAGCCATTTTGTTCCTCACAACAGTTCAGGGTGACTTTTCTGATCTTGTCAAATTTTTCTGGTGCCGCGATTTCTGATTGATTCAATATTTCCACAATCTTGTCAAATACATTTGCTTTTTTGGCACGGCTGGATTCCTCCAATTCGACTGTGTCAAGAAAGGCATACAATTTTTCAAATCTCCTGGATAAGCTGACTTCTGCTTTCTTGTCGGACATTGTTGTTCCTACACAATATCAAAATGAATCATGTACCAGAAATTACAACTGTTCCACTGTTGGCCAGCAAACAGAAGCTGAGTCCGTCTGAGATAACTGTTGCCGATGATCCGACAAGGGCTGCAACAGCAAGTTTGCTACCGGTTGCCAACGCATCAGCAGGACTACCGCAGAAAACCAAAGTTCCATCTGCTTCGGCTGATCCGGTCAGTGCGTGTGCGTGAACTGACAGTGTTCGAATGGTGAAAATTCCACCAGGAACAGAATTGGCCAGCGGCATTGTCAATACAATAGCAGACGAACCCGATACTGTATATACACCGGGAAGTGTCAAAACAGTATCCTCTGTTTTGGCCTGTAGTGTAGTCACAGGAAGTGAAGCTAGTGTCGTGGAACCAGATACATTCATAGTACTTGCAAAAAATGCACCACCCGATACATCCACTATACTTGCGAGAGTTGTGGAACCCGTTACATGCATAGCACCTGATACGTTCAAAGTGCTTGAATGTGTTGTATCACCAGATACAGTCACACTTGCAAGCGTCGTATCACCGGTTACAGTCACATCACCCGACACACTCACGGAATTTGTAATAGACGTTCCCGAACCCTTCTCAACAACAAACCCTTTGGCATCACTAAAAGTAGTCTTCGGCATTTTCGCTCTCCTTCGTTTCGTTCTAAGACCACAACCGTTTCACTTGTTACGAAAAGGGTCTTCAGCAATAAATATCGACATCATTTGAAACTCAAAGAAATAATTTACTTAAGGCCGTGCTTAACAGCTAGTTCGTTACTCAATTGCCGACGTTCTTCAGAAGAAAAAAACTGGGTAACAGTTTGCAAGTAACTTGCTGACTCATCTACCATCTTCGTGGCGATTGGTCCGGCTTCTGCTGCTGACAAATGAAAATATCTGTTGTGCATCAAACCTTGGCAAACATCGTGTATTTTTTTGTTTCTCTCAGCAACAAACTGTCCTTGTGGGGGCACAGCTTCTGGTTCAACAACAGGCACGACAACTTCCAGGATTTCGCTTAGAACTGGAGACGAGTTGGCCTCGAAAAGTACAGGTTCAATCTCATCTGCTTCTACTTCTACTTCTACTTTCGGCGAAAATACTGGTTCGGGCAGTTGAATTTCTTTTTTCTGGAATTTGCTTTTGATAACTTTCTTGCTTGCGATCATATTTTCCTCACTATGGTGTAGATCATAAGTATCCGATTATGAACGATCTTACTTTTTGTCGTCTTTTTCTTCTGGCTTTGATGTCTCAATAATGTCAAATAAATTTTCTAATTTTGTGGAAGATAAAATTTTTTCCAACGCTGATTTGGTGTTTGTTGTTATGATTGCAATTTGATAATCTTCTTTTAATGATTTAAAATATTCAATCATTTGTTCATTCTTTACTTTTGGATATTTTTTTATATATTCGACAACAGAATCGAAAAATGTTTTTCTTGCTTTTGAAGTTCTTTTGTCGATGGATAAATTTGGATAAAGTCTTTGCA